GGGGCGAGACTGATGCGCACTCATGACCCCGACAGCGTCTTGCCGCCGGACGTTGGACCCGACATGCCCTGCCCTGCTCCTGTGGCTGTACTGGCTAATCCTCCCGCCGCGGCTTGGCGTCGACGGGTAGCAGCAGCCGCGGCGGTACCGGCCGGATCCACCATTGCGGCGCCAGGAGGCGGCGGAACAGTCAGACTGCCGCCCTTGTTGAGGAGGGCAGATAGCCCCGCTCCCACTGCCGCAGTAGCAACGCCGCTGGCCACAGCTCCCCCGATGCCCGCTGCCGTTCCGGCGCCCGCTGCCGTGCCACCCACAGCAGCAGCACCCCCTGCGGCGGCTCCCGCGCTACCGGCTGCGGCGCCCGTACCGACCCAGCCGGCGATCGTGGCTCCGACCGTTGCGAAGGTCATGTCAGCCTCTGCTGAATGGATGCGCCCAGTTCGAGCAACGCGTCCGCACTTTCGACCAGAGACTCTTCAAGGACGGCGATATCCCGCTCGCCGGTATCCGGATGCAGGCTACGTACACGCACATCTGTGAGCGTGAATACAACGGCCACAAAACCGGGACAGGTCTGCATGCGGTCGCCTGCTCGCTTGTGCACCTGACCTGTGGGTAAGCACAAGATGACTTCACCCTCCAACAATTCCAGGGTGTGCCCCTGACGATGAACCCGACCCAGAAAGACTGTCTGCCCAGGAATCGACATCTCGCGAATATAGCGGCCGTCCTCGAACAGGTGTTTCACCGGCATCGATGCCTGCGGAAGCTGGGACACCCGCCACGCGAGATACGCTGCTTTCTCCTTCCACGTGAGCTGCTGGGGAAGTTGATTCCAAACGCACGCGATGTCGTTCATCGGCAATCTTCTGTACGCATAGGAGTTCGCCCACCCGCTGATTGAGCGTCTTCAGCTCGGCCAGCACTTGCTTGAGCAGCTCGTCGCTCACTTCACGCGATCCCGCCCGCTGTAGCCGTTCTCGCGTGCGGTCGGCTTCGTCGGCAGCGGATTAGGTAAAGGACCGGCCTTGGTCGGTGTACGCGGCATACCGTGCCGATCGCCCTTGCTCGTGACCGGAGGATTGTTCGAGCCTTGGTTGGTGCCTTTGATCATGGCGCGGTTTCCTCAAGCGGCGGCTCAGATGGCTTTTCGTCTGCCGGCGGTGAGGGGATCATGAGAACGCCCTCTCCATTCCAGCGGCCTACCACCTGATCACCATCCAGCGCCTCGAATTGCTCGAAGCCTTGGAGCTGTTTGACAGTGAAGCCGTGCTGGGCAACGGCCTTCTTCCACTCGTCGACATGGGGGTAGTTCATCGCTGATCTCCAAACTCCCGCGTGTGCGGGTCGTAGTCGTGTTGGTGGAGCGAGCCAGTCACCGCATCCAGGATCGCGCTGCCCATGCCCATATGGGCCGGGTAGTGCGCAGGCTTTGCAGCAACAGGGAATGCGAAGGTGCACATCAGCGCGTCCTCAAGATCGGGTGACCGACCGAGGCGCACTTTGATCTGATCTTTGTCCTCAACGAGGATCCGGCCGCCCTTGAAACTGTAGGTTTGCGTAGCAAGGCCTGCGACCATCTCGGGGACCGGAGGCAATGCCCCGCCGCCTTTGATCCACTCGCACAGGTCCCACATCATCTCGGCGCGCTTGTTGTAATAACGCTCGGGTTGATGGGCTTGGCCGGCGAACTGGACGCCAAGCGACTGGCTGTAGCCCAAATCCTGCAGGTGGTCGTACCAACCCGAACCATAACCACCGGTCGCATCGATCTGGATAGAGTCAGCATTCCACTCGGTGAAGATGCGCGCGACGTGGGAAGCACCCTGAATCGAGTTCAGGTTGCGCATACGCAGCGGCGCAAACGATGCCCTTCCCTGGCGCTTGAAGATAACGGACTCGTCATCCCCGAATCGGCCTACGTCTACTCCCAGAATCTTCGGAAAGTTGGCGTACTGCGCTTCGGTGAGGTGACGCGCCTGTGCGGCAATCACGTCTTCTTCAGAGATCAGCGCGTTAAGCCCCTGTTTCGGGAACTGCGCGAGGATATTGATCATCACCCACGGATTGTCGCGCCCGTAGCGCGCGATCTGATCGCGAGCGAAGTCAATCGGGATGCGCAACGTGCGTTCAGGATCGTCTGGATCGGCTGTGATCTCTTTGACGAACCACTTATCACGCTCGGTAATCGCAGCTCTGTAGAGCGCGCTATCGCGTTGGTTGGAGTTACCGGCCAGCACTACATGCGCGTTCTTTCCAGCCTGAGCCGAATTAGCGAGAATGACGCTTGCCGTAGCCAATACAGCGGGTGGAATGGCGCCCGCTTCATCCATCAGCACCATCACATTATCGGCCCACAAGCCGGCCAATGTGTCCGCCTGGGCTTGTGGATCGGCGGTCTGCGGCCAACTGCGCGCGGAGATCCACCAGGTCTCCGGATGGTCACGGCAGAAGATACGCTCAGCTGTCCAGTCAAACTGTCGTTTCAGAAGCTCAGACTTGTTGCGCCACTTGGCGAGCTCCGCCCACAGGTTGTCGCGCAGGTTCTTTCCGCTGATGCTCAACGCTGCGATTTTGGGGTGCAGGTAGCAGAGCAGGAAGTTCCATCCAAGCCAGGCGAGCAACGTGGTCTTGCCAGGACCCTTACATGCGAGGAGCGCAATAGCGGGAGAATGCGGGAAAGCCTCGAGCACGCTCTCCTGCCACATCTCGAGCGTCCCGCCTTCACGGACGGGCGTGATCCCGAACAGGTCCCGCACCATCTGCGCGGGATGTTCGCGCCACAGCCTAATTCGATCGCTGGCTAACTGGGCGCTCATCGGGTGCCAGATCTCCAGTTATCAACTGTTCCAAGGTGACGGTGCCGGAATGCTCGTGAGCCTTCACGTCGCGCCATTCGGCAGACTTTCGATTCTTCAGCCAGAAGATGCAGGCCGTCACGTCTGGCGCCACGTGCTCGATGCATGGAGCGCGTACGATGCCGTTGGTCTTGTCGTTGAAGATTTTCTCGCTGTCGAATGAGTAGCCAACCGCTCGGCGGTACAACGATTGCTCTACCCGGGCATCCGCAGACTCCTTCCCGAGCTTTAGGGACTCTGAGAATTCAGGGTGTTTGATCTTCCAGAGGTGAATCGTGGACTCGGTAACCTCAAAGAAATCAGCGAGTTCGCGATCCGTAGCACCCAACTGACACAGCTTTGCAGCCTGCGTCACATACTCGGGCTTGAAACTGGTGGGGCGGCCCATTCAGTGCCCCGCACTGGCGATCTGGATCTTCGGCTGAGCGTTCTGGGCCTCAATGGCACCGGAAAGCTTTTCCATCTGTGCAAGCAGAGCCGAGTCGTATGCTTGTTGGAATGCGGGGTCACCCATACCCACGCAGTCGATCAGGGCATTGAGGCGCGCGGCCAATAGCACGCCGTTGACGTACGCGGTGGGCAGCATCGAGCGGGGGTCGATCTGCGTGGAGACGCCGAGGAGCCGCTCCTGGGCGAGTTGCAGCGGGGTCTTTTCGGGGATATTTCCAGTCGAGCCATTGATTTCGGGCATGCGGAGCCTGCGCAGTGGGCGAGGCTCCCGATGCTAGACGGCTGATTTGGATCGATTGGTAGGGATTCAGCGCTTCTTCTTGGACTTGCCGGCCTTACTCTCGGCGATCGCGATGGCTTGCTTCTGTGGATAACCGCAATTCGCGGATGTTGGCTCCGATCGTCTTTTGGGACTTGCCTGATTTGAGTGGCATGGTTACACCGTTTCGATTTTGATACCGAGGGAATGCTCAAGTTCGTCGCGTTTGACTACCCACTGTGAACGCTTGTCGTGATACCCCTTCGTGTCTATCCACCGCACGCGATCGTCAAGTTCCACGACCATGAAGTCGATAACCATCCGACGCTTTCCCGATGCCAACCGCAACGAGACCTGCCGCGTGAAGCCCTTGATCTCCCCGCTTGCTTTGCGGAACTGCAGTTCTAGGTAGTAGTTCGCCTCTTTTTTCGATGGGAAGCGGATTCCATCCACCACAACCGGCTCATTGCGAAACTTGTTTGCCTTCGCCTGGCCACCGAGTCTCGCGATCTCCTGGCGCCGCTCAGGTGTGAGCACCGCGGCTCGGGCGTGGCCGGCCTTCATTCGCCGCTCGATCGTGAGCAAATCCTCTTCGCTCCAGCGCTGTTGGCTCATGGATACAGAACCAAGTTGGTTGCGAATGCCAAGACGATCTCCAGCGCAAGGATGTGAAGCAGAATCTGGAGTCTGAAGCTCACAGCTGCTCACCGTACACTGTCTGAAACGCCTCGCGCCACATCACAGGCTTACCCTGCTTTGCGCCGATCACAACACAGGCCAAACCACCATCCTTAATCGCTTGTCGGAACTTCAGCATGCGCGACTGTTTGTCTGACGTGCCATCAAACACATCAGGGCCGCGATGATCCAACATCCGTTGCGCGAGCCACATTTCACTCTCAAGTTCGCTCATAGATACGCATCTGCAGGCAGATAATGCGTCGGATGCGGCGGAAATTGATCAATGTGAAACTGCCTCAAATGCCGGTGATACCAGCCAGAAATATTTCCCGTAGCCCCGCTTCCGTGGCGCTGCTTGCGCACAGCAATAATCATCGGCGTGGTGCCATCGGCCGTTGGGGATTCGTTCTTTGCGCGCCGCACGAAGATCACGTTGTCCGCGATTCCACCCAACTCACGCGCGCCCGCCACATCGTTGATATCTAACTCCTGATCCGCAGAGATCAGCTTGCGTGGATGAGCGACCAAGTGAATGTGAATACGCATCTCTCGCGCAGTCGCCGCCACGAGGTTTGCGAAGTTACGTTGTGCCTCAAAATCGTCATTCGCGATGTCCAAACACATCAGTGAGTCGATCACTGCGTGCTTGACGCCGAAGACCGCCAGCCCTCGAATGACTTGGAGCAATTCACGGTGCTGCGCGAGACCGATCTTGCCCCAGAGCCGGAAGCGCTCGCCAAAGGCATCAATGAGCCATTGAACCTGGTGAGCGTTGGGCATTTCACACCCTGCGGCCACCGCCGCAAGGTTTACCAGCACGTTCTCCGGATCTTCCTCGAGCGAGGCGAGAAACACCGAACTTCCACGAGCCAGGCAATGGCATACGAACTGCCGTAGCAGTGTCGTCTTTCCAGCTCCTGGGAACCCCGACCAGATCGTGACGCCGCCGGGATACAGTCGCAGTATTTCCCCTGCAGGATCGAAGGGAACTGTTGCGTAACGAGACTGCCGCTTGGCGTAGGCCTCCAGCAATTTCTTGCCGTCGAACTCCGTCACCTCGACCAGCACCCGACACGGGTCAATGTCGATAGTTTCGCCAGGGTTCATCACCAGCATTTCACCGATCCGGCGCAACAGCGTGTCGGTACTCAAAACTCGTACCCCGGATATTTTTCGGCCAGTTGCTGGCCCAACCGAGACTTCGGTTTGGCATCAGGCTTGAGCGCAAAAACGCCTTGCCAACCATTCGCGATGGACTGCTCGACTACCGCAGCTTGATCGGTCCCGAATGCGGCCAGCTTGCGCTGGGCGGCCAGTTTCGAGGCTGGCTGGATCGGCTTCCGGATCTGCTTACGGTACTGCTCCCACCGGTGCCAGGCCTCTACGTTGAGGTTGGACGGCGGAGGTTCATCGGGAACGGTTTCGAGGTTCGACCTATTCGCCCGCTTCCCCTTTGACGGTTTATGACGGTTCTCAGAGGGAGAGGGGTTTATAAGGGGAGAGGGAGAGGTCGCAGGCTGCGACGGGTTGGTCGCTCCCTGCGACTGGTTACTCTGTGCGACTAGTCGCTCTGTGCTACTAGTCGCAGGCTGCGACGGGTGCACTTGATAGACCGTATTTCGACCCATTCTAACGGTGCGGCTGACATGCCCGTCGCGCTCCAGGGTCTGGATCGATCGCACGACGGTCGCCCGATGCATCTCGCAGCGCGAGGCGATGTTCGTCAGGGAGGGATAGCACTCCCCCTCATCATTGGCGTTGTCTGCCAGGGCGAGGAGGACGAGTTTGTCAGTATGGTCACCCACGGCGACGGACCACGCTAACGTCATGATCTTGATGCTCATCGGAGGCCACGGGCCTCCTCCATCCGCCGAACCTGCTCCGGCGTGCGCAGCGCGATCAAATCGCGCATCCGATTGAAATAGGCCAGCTGCAGATCGGGAGTCGGCGCAATGACGAATGTCTCGTAGGCGCGGTCAATCCTGCATTCGAGCAGGACATCTTCCGCGCTCATCGATACTCCGAACAAAAGCGGCCAACCCCGGGAATACCGAGGCCGACCGCGAGGAGGCGAAGCCCAAGCGAGTGGGCCTCGCGGCGCTCAAGAAACCGTTGTGCTGGCGCAGCAATTGCTACGGACTTGGGTTTGACCGATGCTGTACAGCCCGAACAAAAAAAAGGGACTGTATGGACCGAAAAGAGCTGGCCAAGGGGATCTGGTGGATTTTCGTCGCGCCAGCCCTGCTCTATCTGTTGATTGAGCGAACCTGGCACGTTGAGACCGAAGCACAGGAACTGCTGTTGGGTTTTCTGTCCTTCGCGGGCGGAGCCATTTACTTTATCCGCAGATACTGACGAGTTATGTCGATTCGCGCCGTGCGACTGTGTGCGGTATGGCACAGTGAGCACGAGAAAAACTAAACAGAAACCGTTTGGCTCAACTGCTCATGCAGCCGATCCAAACCAACGGCGAGATCGAAACTCGAACGACGTGCTTCCCCGCGTGATAGCCGATTAATGGTGGGCTGCGAGGTCTTCACGCCCAGCTTGGCGAGCTCTGCGACGATTTTGGACTCCGACATCTTGTGTCGGCGTTTGAGTCGGCGGACTAGAACCTCGGGCTTCTCCATGCCCTCATTCTATTCACGCTTGAATGCTTGTCAATGCATGGATGAACAGATTTTCGACGCAGCCGTGGCCGTTGGGGACAATTGCCACATGCCGAAGAAGCGATTATCGTTCCGCGACGTCTTGGAAGGTGTCACGCAGCACATGCCCAGCCTCCGTACTGCGGAGGGCCGGCTCGTGGCAACTCGCGTAGCGGAATATTGTGCGAAGCAAGGCTATCCCGTTTCGCAGCCGACACTGTCCAGACATTTGAGGGCCGGAGGCCCGGAGGGCCATAAACCGGACCCGGAAACGATTGCTGCATTGATCGCAGCTTTCCGTATTCCGCGAGAATTACTGGAAGGCGAGCACATGAGTGCCGAACTCGATACCGCCCTGACCCGCTCGCCTCTAGAGGACCTTTTCCTCGCTGAACGCATCTCACGCCTCAAGCCAGGCGCCCGCCGAGCGTTGCTGATCCAGCTCGAAGAAATCGAAAAACGCGAAGCTGAGCTGCAGCGTGCATTGCAGGGCACCAACGTCACCTCCCTCGACCGCAAGCGAACTTAACTGATCTTCCGTTCCCCGCTGCTTCGCGGCATTCCGTCTTCACGTGAAATATTATTCACGCGTGACTTGACTTTCATTCACAACTGAATACTATTGGTCCCCATGGCCCCGATCACTTCCAACCCGTCACACACATCCTCGCCAGGATCGGCGGGACGTTGTGGTCGGGGCCTCAATCACCGGAGAGATTCCATGGCGCTCGCAAATGTTGTTCAGCTGCACCCATCGGTCACCGCCGAGTCCTTTGCCGACGAGCAGATCCGCAAGCACGGATTGCCCAAAAGCCTTGAGCTGCAGCGCGCGATTCTGGAGATGGTGTTCTCAGCCGGCGCGATCCACGGCGCGTTGAATGCACAGCAACGGCTGGACGCGGCATTCAAGATGTTGGATGCGAAGGTGCCGGCATGACTGTCTTCTCCAGCCGCGCCTATCTGCACGGCGAACTCACGCGGATGCGAATCGACATCGAGCTGCGCACGCTCGCGGGTGAGCGCTCAGCCGACCTGTCGCATGCGGCAATGTTGTTTCTACAGACCGCCTTGCAGCTGAAGGCGCTCACGGAAGGACGGTTGCAGTGAACGCAGACAAAGACATCGATCCAATGGAGATCGCCCGGAGGGCTGCTTTCCCATTCGAGGTGCCTCTCGATAATGGTGGACGGATCTATACGCATGGCCTCACCAAGCGCGAACTGTTCGCCGCGATGGCGATGCAGGGGGCAATCAGCGCGATGGGTCCTGGAGCTAAATGGGGCAATGAGAATTTGGGCCAACAAGCTGTTGCTATGGCCGACGCGCTGCTGAGGGAGTTGGCCAAATGAGCATCCAACCCGGTCAGCGGCAGAAGATCGCAGCTCTCATCTTCGCCCACGTTCACGCGCCGGTGAAGCCGATTGCGCCGATGGAATCGCCGTGTCTGCCGGGGTTCATGAACAAGCGCCAGGCCGCCTGAAATGAGAACTTCATGCTCGGTCGATGGATGTGAGCGCTTGGCGGTAGCGCGAACGTATTGCCACAAACATTGGCAGCGATGGAACACAGGACGGCCACTGACGACAAATGGTCTGTTTGACCGCTTCCTTTCATTCATCGACACGAGCCAAGATTGTTGGAATTGGACGGGGACAATTGCCGGAAGGTACGGCCAATTCACGATTTTCAAGCAAAAAATGCCTGCCCATCGGGCTATGTACGAGTTATTTGTTGGTCCAGTCGCCGCTAAATTGGTGGTATGTCATCGCTGTGATAACCCGCTTTGTGTGAATCCAGAGCATCTATTTCTCGGTACTCAGAGCGATAACATGCTGGATATGGTCAGCAAAGGACGGCATGCGAAACACGTTACGAGTTATCGCAAGAAGTTGTCTATCGATCAGGTTGTTTTAATACGCGCGTCTAAAGCGACGGCTGAATCTTTAGGCCGTCAATACTGCGTTGATCCAGTCACCATCCTGCACATCAGGAAAGGGCGCACGTGGATAAAGAAGTTGGCCGAGTTTGACGCAGCACAAGGGGAAAAAGTGTGAGCATCACGATTTCGCCAAGCATGAACGTCCAGCAGATCGCCGAGCTGATCGAGCAGCAACAGGCTCCCAACATGTGGGTCTACGTGCGCATCGAGTCGATTCAGGGCAAGCCCATCGCAAGCTTGGTGCGCGAGCCGGTGGCGGAATTGGACTGGATTCCTCCGGTGATTGCGCTGAGATCGCAGCAATGAACTGCAACTGCGAGGCCGGTTCCTTTCAAGGGTCACCGTGTTTGTGTTGTGGCGGCAAGCCGTTGGAGGCTGACGTGGACGATGAAGAAGACTTCGGTGGCCGTGGGGATGAGCCCCGCCCGGAAAATAGCGGCGTCATGGACCCGAGGTGTTTCACCAAGCCGATGCCGCCCTTCCCGCGATTGACGCCGCAGGAGCAGTTTGACGTCGAGATGGCGCAGATACGAGCCATCGATTTTGCACTGCGCAGGATCTACCGCACGTGATCAAGACCAAACAGCAGGAGGACATCAGAAACCTCCTGGACCTGACCAAGCCATTGCCGG